ACAGCCCTCTCGTCGGCCCACCGACCCCGCTGATGCACAGCAACACTTTCCAGATCGTATTCGCCCGCACTTCGATACTGCGGTCCTTGCGCTCCGTTGACGGGATCACGACGCCATCCAGCGGCAGCACGCCGACCCACAGGCTCACCGGCTCGCTGTCGCTGCTCACGTCGCTGTAGCCGGTCGCGCCGGAGCTGGTGATCGCGGTCAGGGTGGCTTGCGTCTGCGAGTCGGAGGCGACCGTCTGCCAGTCCGAACCGCCGGGCTCTTGCGTCCGCACCTCCACGATGCCGATGCCGCCCTCGTTCTTCAGCCGGTAGTCCCATCGGAAGCCGATGATGCCGCGCGGATCGAAGAAGGCAACGCCGTCCGCCTGCCCTTTCTCCGGCCAGGTGTTCGCCGATCGCACCGAGCGGCGCGCGTAGAGCGACGGCCAATTGTTGATGTCGTGCCCGCCGCCGCTGCCCTCGTTGATGAACCGCCCCTGCGCCTTGTCGTCGTTATTTGGCAGCATCAGGTAGGGCGTCCACCCCGCCGGGGTCTGATCCCCGTAGGCGACCCTGCCCCCCTTGTTGAAGTACTTGTTGAGCCGCCACAGCCCGCGGTGCGCGGTGTTGTAGACGCTCTTGTTGACCATGTAGTTGAGCACGCCAAACCGTTCGATGTAGTAACTGTCACTGGTTGCGGGCGCGCCGCCCATGGTCGCCGTCGTCAGGACCGTGGCGGTGTTGCTCAGAATCCGGTACGGCCCGATGCCCTGCGTGATGTTGTAGACGTAGCCGTCTTTCCACTCGTTGACGCCCCACGCCTGCGAGGCGTCGGTGAGGCTCGTCGTCGTCCCGTTCGTGGTCACGATGCCGCCGCCGACCGCAATGCCCGACATCCAGATCACGTAGCCGGATGCGCTCGGTTGCGTGGACCAGTTGCGCGTCACCGTGATCTGTGTCCCGGTGTTGCTCGCGATCTGCCGCCGTTGCCCCGCGCCCGTGCCGCTCACGACCTGGACGTAGCCGCCCGCCCATCGGTTCGTCTCCCACGCGGCGCCGCTATCGGTCATCGTGTTCGCGCCCGCCGAGGTGGACGTGCCCGCCGTGCCTTCCAGGTCGTCGGCGCGGTACGTTGGCTCGGTGTCGGTGCGGGTGCTCAGATCGTCCGGCGCCGTCGCCGATGGGTTGCCGTACCAGACTTCCAGCGTGAGCGATTCGCCGGCCGGCACGTCGATCTCGATGTGGGCGAACGTCCGCTTCGTGTTGACGTTGGTCAGCGACCGGTTCAGCATCTTGCCGTTCGCCACGATCCGGAGGTCGTCGCCGTCGCTCTGGCTTTTGCTGCCGGAGACGAGCGCCGCGTGATCGCCGATGTCGAGCGTATACGGCACGCTCCACCAGTTGCGCGTGGTGTTGTTCGTCACTGTGTGGATCTTCAAAAGATCCCATCCGACCGCTGCCGCGTGCGTGGTTCGGGCGACGCTCTGCTTGAGTTTGAGCGTGGGGAATGCGACGCCCGGCGCGCGGTTGACCAGCGGCATCGCGGCCGCGAGGTTGAACGGCATGACCGTCGTCTCGCGGTTCGTGCGCCGTCGCCAGTTGCCGCGCACAACGAAGTCGACCAAGACGCCGTTGTAGGCGTTGTATCGCCATGTGCCGCACATCGCGGGGATTTCGAGCTCCAGCCCGTCATCGCCGCCCGGCGTGGTCGGCCCGCCCGGCCCATCGGTGAGACGCACGATCAGCAGCCGTTCGTCCGGGTTGCCCGGTTGCAAGTGGCCGAGCAGGCGCTGGATGCCGTACCCGACATCCTCCGCGCTGGTGCTCCCTTCGAGCACCGTGAAGTCCAGCGTGATCGTGCGCAGCCCCTTGACCGATCCGGCGTTGAGCGGGTCCTGTCCGGCGCGCGGCAGCTCGATCGCGTTGACCGACGGTCCGGCCTGCGGTCCCAGGGCGAACCCGCCCGCGCAGTTGAAGTCGGACCACACGCGGCCATCGTAGGCGGTGGGCTTCATACCGAGCGTCATAGACGGGAGCCTCCCCGGGCGTACTCGTTGATCTGCCGCACCATGTCGCGGGGATCGTTGCTGTAGAGATTGAGGTTCTGGATCACGATGCTGGGCGCGCTGCGGCCCTGGCCCTTCGATGCCGGCGCGGGCGTGACGTAGGTGCCGCGCGGCACGTTGTAGAGGCCGTCCTGCATCGCCCAGGCGGTGCCGCCGTCACGGAAGCGCAACAACTCCGGCCCCGCCTCTGCCATCCGCGCAACGACGCCGCCGTTCGCGTAGCCGACCACACCGCCGTGAAGGCGACTGCCGCCGCTCGGATTCGACGCGGAGACGCCCGCGTAGACGGTTGTGCTCCACGCCGTGTTGGCGAGCGCGGTGAGCGAGCTCCAGGCAGACGAGATGTCCGCGTAGACCTTGACCGTCGCGGACGCCCCGTCGAGCCCGCGCACTTCGTTCCACGCTTCGTCGATCGACTCAATCGCCTGGCTGTTGTCGCCCTTGATGACCACTTCGTAGATCGCGTCCACCAGGTCCTGGATGGATTGCGACAGATCGGCGATGCCGTCCATCAGGTTCTGCTTCTCGGGGAAGATCACCCGAATCTCGCCGTCCGCGCCCTGTTCGATGAGGCCGTATTGCTCCAGGAGATCGGCGAGCAACGGATCGGCGCGCGCCATGCCTTCGATGAGATCGGTCCCGATCGTTTCGGACAGTTCGCCCATGGCGACGCGGTAGGCGATCGTCGCCGCCTCGTTGACCTTCGCCGCCTCGCCGCTGTCCATCATCGCCAGCGCGCGCCGCTGTTCGGCCTCGCCCATCTGTTCGATGGCGTCGATCGTCTCGGCGTACTGACTCAGCATCTCGGCGTTGTAGCCAAGCTGCTTCACCTGGATGCTGGCGACGTCGTCTTGGATCTCCGCATTCGCCGCAAAGATCTGATTCGCGTCTTCCTGCGCCGTGCGGTAGGCGTCGATACTGATGACGCCCCGGTTCAGGAGGTCGTCCACGCGCCCGATCACGCCCTCGTAGTTCACGAGGTCTTCCGCGAACGATGAGAGCCCCTGTGACTGGGAGGCGATCTGCTGCGTCTGTCCGATGGTGACGCGGTAGCCCGTCTCGAATTGATCGCGTGCCGTGCTCGCGTCCGATGCCGCCATGTAGAACGGGTGGCACGCCCCGCCCCCGGCGCCCGCGCCTCCGCCGCGCCGGTTGAAGACGGGCGCGTCCGGCATCACCTGCCAGTTGTTCAGGAGCTGCGAGACGTTGCCGGGATTGCTGATGAAGTCGAGCGCGGCCTGGTCGATCTGGGCAAGGATGCGCTGCCGTTCGGCGCTGTACAGCGCGGCGTCGGCTTGCGGGTTGGCTCCCTCCCGGAACGGGAAGTACGGCGCGTTCGTCGTGTCGATCCCGGCGGCACGGGCCAGCCCGGACGTGCCCGGCGAGCCGACGTAGTTGACGTTGTTCGCCCCGCTGATCGCATCCGCCCGCCATTGCGTCTGAATGCGATTCGATCCAACCGTGTTGTAGCGCCCGGTCACCGGATCACGCACCGCGCCCGGCGCGATGGAAAGTTGCCAGGACAGCCACTCTCCCACGCTCATCCCGGCGGCGGTCGCCTGCTCAATGATGTACCGCTGGTAGTCGCCATCCCCGGACATATCGGACGGCACGATGTCGAGTAGGTCCAGCTTGGCGGGGAACGCCTGCTCCGGCTTGAAGTTCGCTTCGGATGGCGTGAGGTAGATGAGCTGCTTGATGACGTCCTCGACGCTGTTGCTCGCCATCAGGTCGCGGTACTTCTGCGTGTTGTAGGGATCAACGAACGGAATGGCCCAGTTCAGCAGGTCGCCAGCCGCGGCGAATCCCTGATTCGCCAGGCTGTTCGCCGTGGTCGTGCCGTAGCCCGCGTACGATCCGTCCTGGTAGTAGCCGTACGCGAGCGTACCGCCGATCGCCGCCGCGCCAAGGTACGGCGCGATCCGCCCCGCGCGCGCGCCGGCGCCGGCGGCGGTGCGCGGCCCCGCCAGTGCCGTGTAGCCCGCGGTGAGTCCGGGGAGGAGAAGGAAAACTTCCTGAAGCGCGCCCGTGTGTGCGCCGATGCTCTCGGTGAGCTCGTCCCATCGAATCTTCTGGCCTTCGAGCCATCCGAGATTTGTCTGAGCATAGGTGGCCGCTTGCCCCGCCACGCGCTGTTGGATCAGCGCAAGCGCCTCTTCTTTTGTGGCGTTTTCGTCGAGCTGGAATCCGTAGCGGGCCAGGATGCCGAGATTCCCGCCCATCACCTTCGCGATGATGTCGGCAGCCTGCGAGAGGCTTATGCCGCGCTGGCGGGCAAGATCCATAACGAGCCCCATCTTGTCGAGGCTCACCTGAGTATCGTTGGTTACGGTGTTGAGTCGGACCAGCGCTTCGCGGACCTGATCGTCGGCGAACCTCTTCTTCTCGCCGGCATCAATGGCTCGCTCAACCGCGATGCTGTAGTCGTCGTACGACTTGCCCGTGTTTTCGACGGCCTGCTGAAGCCGCGCTTGTCCGGCTTCATCCTCAACAGCCGCGCGGCTGAACTCACCGAGCGCCAGCGTCGCCGCCCCAACCGTTGCGCCGATGGCGAACGCGCGCCGGTTGAAGTCTTCGAACGACATGCCCATCCGGCGCGTCGTTGTTTCCGCCGTGCGCCCGAGGGTTTCCATGTCGCGCGTAACGGACTGGAACGCCTGCGACGCCTGATTCGATCCTGTTATCTTGACTTCAAATCGGTCGCTCATGGCGTCACCTGGGATAGCGGGCTATGGACAAGCGCGAGCCGTCGTTCGGTCGCATCTTTCGCACGGTCTGGAAGACGTTCTGGGCCATCCTCCTGATGGTGGTCCTGATCCTGTTCGCGATCTACGTGCTACTGTCGCTCAGCGGCGGCTAGCTAGCCCACCTCTCCCGCCGGGTCCGTCGCCAGTCGCTGGTAGCCCTGCGCTTCCTGCGACACGTCGGCGACCGCCTCCCGGTGCGCCTTCTGATCGAACGCCGCCTGCGTCCACTTCATCGCCCGCTGCCGCCCGAACTCGTCTGGGCGCATCGGTCCAACGTCGTACCAGAGGTTGAGGTCGAGCCCTTTCGGCTTGACCGGCGGCGGGTTGTCCGTGTCCTCGTCGAACCATTCCGCGGACGGCAGTTCTAGGCGCCGTCGTTCGCTCCAGAGGACCCATCGCCGGATGCGCTCGTCTCTTTTCCCCGGTTCGGGCCACCCCCGAGGTGCAGCGTCTTCAGCGTGTAGGCGAGCCAAACCAGGGTGCGCGGCCGCACGTACCGGAACGCGTCCGGCCCCGCCTCGGCCGGTGGCGGGACGGGGACCATCGTGTTCGTCTCGCGGTCGATCCGGCGCGCGTTCCACGCCCGCACGCGCGGGCAGACGTGCGGGTAGAGATGTCCGAACGGCGCCTCAAACGGGTTGGGGATCGCTTCGGCCTCCTCAAACGTGAGGCTCGCGTCGATCTCCACCCAGAGCGGCTTCGCGCCGTCGCGCGGCGTCAGGCCCGGCCAGTCGCATTCGATCCGGATCCAATCGGCGCCCTGGTAGAACCCGTCATCGTCCGGCGCGACGGCGGGCAGTTCCCACCGCTTGAGTTGTTCGATGGCCTGCTCGCCGGTCATCGGCTCCGTCGTTTCGGGTGCGTCCGGCTTCTTCGGCATGTCCGTCCTTTACTACGCGAGTAACGCGCTCTGCGTGTTCTTGATCGCGATCTGGAGCGGCACCGCCTGCCCCGCTTCGTCCATGTAGCCCCGGAACGGGATCGTCACGGTGTTGTTGTTGCCGCGGCGGTCCATCACCGGGTCGTCGAACACGGCCTCGTAGACGTCGATCGTCGCCGCCTTCTTGGTCCCGGCGCCGGTGTCGATCGTGCTGCCCTCCTGTTTGATCCGCAGCAGGACCGCGCCCAAATCGGTGTACTTGTCCCACTCGTAGCGGCGGTCGAACTCGAGCTTGAGCTGCCCGGTCACGCGGACCATGCCGCGATCCACCCGGCTGGAGAGCTCGTCGACGTTTTCCATGAACCGCTTGAAGCTGGCGTTGAGCTGGCTCGTGACGCTGAAGCTGATGAACCGCCCGGTCACCTGGTTGGTGCCGATCGTGCCGCCGTGCGCGTCGATGTAGAGCTTCGTGCCCGGGCCCTTGATGGTCTCCCGGGTGCGGTCGCTGATGCCGCTGGTGAACGCGGGGTAGAGGTCGATCACGTCGCCGCTGGTCATCGTCGCCGGAAGCGCCGTGAAGGTCAGGCTCGTGGCGTCGTTGTCCAGGACCTCGCGCCAGAGCTCGTCGATCGTCGCCTGCGTCGCGCTCTTGATGTGCATCCAGCGCCCGATGAGGGCGTCGATCGTCTGGCCCCAGGCGCTCTTCACAAACGTGGTCGTGCTGCCGCCCGTGCCCGCAACGTCCTCGAGGACCGCCTTCAGTTCCTTGCGGATGCCGATGACGCGGCTGTTCCACTTCCACGCGCCCTGGGGATCGTCGATGTCGCCGGAGATGGTGAACTCCGGGAAGAAGCACGCCTCTGACTCGAAGATGATGATGGGGTGGCCGTCCTCGGCGCTGAACGTATCGAGGTCGTCGCGGCTGCCGGAGTGACGGAACGTGTAGGTGTAGCCGTGGGTGGTGTTGCCGTCGTCGGAGCCGCTGACGCCGCCCGCCATCGCGTAGCGGAGGAGTTGCGGATCCTCGTAGGTCATCAGCTGGTAGTAGGTGCCGTCGACGATCGCCGGGCCGCGCGTGGGCGTCAGGTCGGCGAAGAAGGTGCCGCTGTACTCCTCGCTGTCGGCGAGCTGGTGCCGCCGCTGGAGAGCGAGCATGCCGTACCAACGGTTGGTTTTGGTCACCTTCGTGCCGCGGGCGGTCTCCACGCCCGTCTGGCAGCGGTAGAGCTGCGCGAGATTCGGAGGTCCGACCGGAACCGTCATGCGTCACCGTCCTTCTTGACCGCGCTCGCGGTCGCTTTTGCCTTGACCTCCGTGTAGAGCGGAACGCCGTAGAGCGGGTGCGGCGCGAACGCGTCCGCCCGCTGCTGCCCGGTCATCCGGTCAACGTCCTTCTGCGTCAGGTCCCGCTGCGGCACGCCGCGCACGAACGCGCCGTCCGAGTGCGGGGTAAACCGGTAAACGATCTCGTCGCTCATGCGAACCTCCGGAGTTGCACATTCCAATTGATCACCGCGCCGTAATAGGTATGCCCGGCGTAGGCGATCTCCTGTCCCAGTTGCACGCTCGTGATCTGGCAGCCGTCGCAAATGTCGCCATTCGGGCGCTTGAGAAGAAACCCGTCCAAATTGCCCGCGTCGAACAGGTCGACGAGCGGTGTGATCAACGGATCCACCTCGGCAACCACGTACGGCGTGTCGTTCGCTAGTGCGCCGAGCAGGAGTCCGCGGACGTTGAAGTTCCAATACTGCTCGGTGCTCATGTACTCATTGGTCGTATCCGACCAAAGCAGCACCAGCACGGGCGTTTTCGTGATCCGGCCTGGCGGTGGGTAGTGCGCGCCCTTGAGTCCGGCACACCCGGCGGCGACGGTGGCGATTTGCGCGATGGCTTCGGTCGGCGTCACGCCACACCTCGCAACCGCGCAACCACCCGCTTCGGCACGTCGGCGAACTCCCGCCGGATTTGCGGCTTGAGCTCTTCGAATGCCTTGTGGAGATAGGGGCGCTTCTTGATGTTCTTCTGGATCGCTTTCGCGATCGCCCATTCGTTCGGGAGATAACCGCGGCGAGGTCCAACGAACCCACGTCCGGTGATGATCGATCCGACGACGTTGCCCGCCTCATCGCGAACCCGGCGCGTTCCCTTGATGCTTTCGTTCGTCGCGGGGATGCCCTCGGACGCCCTCCACGGAAGCAGCGCGCCCGGCGGTGGCATCTTGGCTCCCGCTGGTCTTCCGAACTCCACGGCGCGTGCGTACGGCAGGTTCGTCCCCACTTTCGTTGTGGAGACCAGCGAACGGGTTTCGGTCACGCTCGTAATCGATCGGCGCAGGTGCCCACGCCAGACCGGCGCGTACTCCTTGGCCTTGCGCTCGACAAGCAATCCGCTCTTCTGGCTGGCCTTGCGCAGCTCCTCAGTGACGATGCGATCCGCGCTTTTGAAGCGCCGTACCCACGCCTCGAGTTCGGGGATGGCAATTCGGAGATCGCTCATCAGAACACCGGCAGCGGCGCAGGCGCGCTGTGGGCTGCAAGCGCCTGTAGCACGAGTTCAAACCGCCACGGGTTGCGCGGCCGAAACGTCAACCCTTCCGGACCGAGCTCGCCGGCGGGACTGCTCTTGCGCATCAGGTACTCATCAACGACCAGGAAGTTGATTGCCTGTGTCACGAGCTCCGGCACGGTCTCGCCGACCGGTCCGTCACTGGCGACCCCGTCCACCTCGATCCACGTGTCGCCATCGGCGAACGGCCAGACGGCGCCGTCGATCCGGCGTACCTGGTGGATGTCGCCCGTGACGGTTCGGTTCCACACGCGCCAATCGGTGGCCGCGAGCGTCTCCTCGAGCGCGCCGCCGATCCGAATCTCGCTGATGCTCCGCAGCGGCTTCGGCAGAAAGAGCAGGACGCCATCACGCGGTCGCGGCTCGACGGTGAGCGTGACCTCGTCCGCGGTGACGCCATCGCCCCAGATCGGCGAGCGCGTGACGTCGTAGCCGGCCTTCTGCTCAAACGCCAGGCTGACCGCCGTGTCGCAGGCAGCGAGCAACGCGATGTCAGACGCGTGGTCCGCATCCTCATCGTCGAGATGCAACTGCGCCTGCACAGCGGCCAGGTCGGCGTATCCCATCGTCGTCTAGCTCGTCTCGCTCGGCCCGGAGCCCTGGGCGTTCTCCTCCGGCTTCGGCTGCTCCTCGATCGGCTTGTCGTCGCCCTTCGGCTTCTTCGCCGCCTTCAGCTCGTACCCTGCCGCGCGCAGCAGATCGGCGAGCTGCTCGCCGCTCTCCGCCTCGCTGACCTCCATCAGCTGCCCTTCGACCAGTTCGGCCTCCTTGAACAGGCTGAAACCGGCAGCAACCAGACAGGCCGCGTACTCCTCACCGCGCCGCGCTTGCCTGGCCAAGATGGGGTCTGGCTTGGGTGCGCTCGGCTCGCTTCCTGGTTTGACGAAGACGGCGCCGGGCGGCAGCACGGCATCCTTGCGGACCCGGAACCGGTGCGCGCGTCCGTTCTCCCCAGTGATCGTGTAGAACCCGTCGGCGGGCGCTTTGTTCACGCTGGTGTCTCCTTTCCGGATGATCCGGAGTCCGGGCGGACCGCTGGTTGCCTGCGTGTCGTGCAGCGCCCGGCGCACCGGGCGGTCCGCGTCCGGGAGCACTTACTTCTCGAGACCGGTGATGGAGAAACTCGCGGTGACCGTCCCGGTTCCGCCAAAGACGTAGGTGGCTCGCCAGCAGTCACCGAACGCGACGGCGGTGGATGCGGCGAGGTCGGCCACGGTCTGCGTCTGCGTCTGCGGGGTCACGGTGGCATTGATGGTGGTCCAGGGCCCGTCGGCGGTCGAGGTCGTGCCGCCGTCGATGCTGTTCTGCCACTTGATCGCGAGCGTCGGGTTCGTCCCGCCCATGCCGCCGGTGAGCTGGACCTCCGCCTTATGGAGGTTGCCGAAGAGTCCGCACTCGGGATCGGACGCGACCGGCGTATTCGCCCCGACCATCGTCTTCGAACCGGCGGCGAAGTAGACGATCCGGCGCACGCTTTCGCCGTCGGTGATCAGCGCACGGGTCTCCGCCCCGTCCGGATTGCCGACAATCTCGGGACCGGCTTCCGCCTGGCGTGCCATCGCGATGCACAGCGCACTGACCAGCAGGAGCGCGATCAACGTGTACGTCAGCCATCGATGCTGCTTCATGTTGAGGTCCTCCATCCCCGGGGCGATCAGCCCCGGGGACCAACGGTCGAACGAATCAGAGCGCCGGGCTTACGCCCAGGCGCGGAGCGTGACCACGGCGAACGCCGCCGGCCGGAACACCGTCAACGCCGCACGCATCTCGGCGAGAACGGTCAACATGTTGCGGACGAACTGATCGTTGATGGTGTCGATCAGGATGTTGGCGTCTTCGCGATCCCAGATCGCGGCCATCGTCCCGTCGCCGACGATGACGGTCCCCTCCGGAATCGCGCGGTCGCGGGCGATCGGATAGCTCCAGAGCCGGCTCACGCCGCCGGCGTTGAACGGACCGCCGCCCATGTACTGCTTATTCGCGTCGGTGACCGTCTGGAATTTCTCGATGTCGCGCGGGTTCATCGCCATAAAGGTGGCCATCGCGTCACCGGTGAGCTCGACCTCGGTCACGGCACGCAGCGCACGATCGAAGTTCTCGATGTCGGTGCCCGCGTTCATCACCGGATCGCCACCGAAGTAGGTGTCGTCGAGTTCCTGAATGTCGCTGGTGTTGAGGATGCCGGTGAGGTTCGCACCCGTGCCGTCGCCGTTCCACACCTGGCTGTTGAACCGCCGCTCGAGGCCGACAAGGAGCCGGTTCTCGACGTAGCTCTGCAGCTGGACCGCGTCGGCGATCGCCTGGCGGGTGAGCGGGATCCAGTGCGCGATGGTCTTGACCGCCGCGGACGCCTCTTCGAACGTCAGCGCCGATTCCGGCTTGCGCCCGTTGGAACCGAGCGCCGTCACGTCGAACGACGTCGCCTCTGCCGTCTCGGCCGCGTTGTTCGTGAAGACGAGCTCGCGCAGGAAGTAGATGGTGTCGGTCGTGGTCCGAGCGCCCATCAGCACGTCGCGCGCGGTCAACGCGTAGTCGCGCGGGCGATAGATGCCCGGAAGCACCTGGGGCGGGATCATGTATCCGGGCAGGTCGCCGGTGTCGATCAGCGTGTAGCGCTGAACCGGGCCGTCCCCGGCGTACACCATGGATGGGCTGTGCGGCGACACCGCGCCGAGCTCGACCTTCTTGCTCGATCCCTTGAAACCGCCGGCGATGAACTCCTTGACCGCGTCGCTGTCGGCGAACCGCTGGCCCGGCGATCGGCGATCGATCTCCCGGCCACCCGCGCCGCGAGCAGCTCCGCCGTCGCCCGCCGCGAGCGCCTCGGCGCCGGCCACCCGGCCGGCCGAGCCGCCTAGTTCGCGCGCGCGGCCGCTCGCCGCCTCGATCGAGGCCAGGCGCTCCACCTGCGGCGCCAGGTCGTTGAACTCGGCGAGGAGCGCGTCGAGTTGCGTCTCTTCCTCGGCCGTCCGCTCCGGCTTCTGCGCCAGGGTGCTCATGTCTGTTGCGACCTTGTTGAGCTTGGCGCGCAATTCTTTCAGGTTCATGCACTCAGTCCTTCGGGCACGAAGAGCCCGGCGTGTCGGGCCAGGGCGGCCGCGACGGCTGCTTTCCGCTGGTCTCGTCGTGCCGCCAGTTCGTCGGTGCCCGGGTTGCCCGGCGCGGCCGATGGCTGGTGCGCGGCGACGATCGCCTCGACGGCCGCCAGTTGCTCAGCGGTGGCGGTGCCGTCCTTGATGGCCTGGAGGAGGGACGCGAGCAGCTCGTCGCTCGCGTGGATGACGTCGGGCTTGGCGGTGCCGATACCCGCGAAGGTGACCGTGCTCGACTCCCACCAACGGAACTCGGTGATCGCCCGCAGCTCGTTGATGGGCACGTCCTTGAAGTAGGACGGCGCGGTCTTCCGGTTGAGGAGCTGATCGTCGGCATCGGTGCCGGAGCGATCGGCGATCGGATCGAAGCCGACCGAGAGACCGAGCGGCAGCCCGAAGCGGAGATTGCTCATCGTCTCCGCGCCGCGCTGGGTGCCCTCGTTGACTTCGACCGAGATCCGGAAACCCTTGTCGTCTTCGAAGGCGGCGGCGTGCTTGCCGATCGGCTCCCAGGTGTCGTGCTGGAAGAGGTGCGGCGCTTTGTGGAGCTGCTCCTTCGCCGTCTTCTTCGCCGAGCCGGGCACGAAGAACGTGCCGCGATCGGAGAGCGTGAACCACGGGATCAAGTAGCCGTCGAAGCCGGGCTTATCCGACAGCGGCTTGGCGGCGAGAAAGGACACGACGCCGTCATCGGTGACCGTCAGCGCGTCATACGTTTCTCGGCTGGCTGGAATCGGCTTCGGTTTCACCGGCACCTGCCTTGGTTCAGACAAACAAAAAAGGGCCGCCGGGGACGGATGATGTTCCGTCAACCCGGCGGCCTGACCGCCCAACTGATTGCGCAAGAGCATAGCACAGGGCTAGGGCACATTGGCCTTGACCGTCACCTTGCCCCGCGCCAGGGTCACCACGTTGCCGTTCGCCAGCGTCGCGCTGAGGTCGTATGCAAGAACGCCGCTTCGTAGGCTCGCCGTCTGCGTGTCCGTCAGTGTCACGGTCACGACTTGCGTGCTTTCGCCCTCGTCGCTGAGCGTCGCGGTTTGGGTCAGCGATCCCGCCGACGAGACGATGGTGAGCGCCACCGTCGCCCCGGTCAGGTCGGGCGCGCCGGTCAGGTTCGAGATCAGTCGTCGGGGTTCCGCCGCCTGGTAGTCGTCGCCCTGGTAGAGCGTGAAGCTGCCGCTGTCAGGCGACGGCGTGGTGATCGTCAAGTTCTGGCTGGCGAGATACGCGGCCGGATCGTTCTGCCCGGTTGTGATGACCTGCACCGTTTCCTCGTACCGCACCGTCTCGCCGTCCACCGAACAGGACCACGTGACGTGCCATATCCCCACCGCTGTTGGCGTGAACGCGATCCGATACGTGCCGCTCACGTTCTCGGTCACGGTCGGGCTGGCGGTCGTCGCAGGCGTGCTGACGAGGTAGGCGGACTTGGTGAAGTCGGCGTTGACCTTGCCTGTCTCCGCCGCACCCAGGCTGTCGAGCAGGGTGAAGGGAATACTCAGGCTCGTGTTGACGACGGCGGTGAGGCTCATGTGATCGTTCCCCCAGACGCAATGATGTACCAACGATTACCGCCGTTTGCTTGCAGTGTGAGGTATGCAAAATCGCTATCAAGTGACTTACTCGTTGCGCCTTCGATGTTGTCTGAACCATACGGTGCAACGGTGATTGCGTTGCTTGCGTCGTCACGTTTGATTGTCACGGTGCGACGTGTCGCTGCCGAGGGAAGCGTGATAGTGGTCCCCGACCCACTTGCAATAAGCATCGTGTACCCTTGGTTCGGGTATGTCGTGCTTGTGCTTGAACTGGTCACACCGTTGCGGTCGGTCGCATTCCGTTCAATGCGTGTTCCGACATTTGCGCCACTAAAGGGATCGTTCGCGCCATAACCCATGCACACATTTCCAACAATCACCCCGGTCGCACCAACTCCTTCAACGGCCTTGGTTTGCTTCCCGGAGAGAAACGGAATGACATTGCTGCTGACGCGGGCGTTTGTTGCCCCCGCATCACCAACCCCGGCGTACGTCCCACCCCCTTGCCCGTTATCGTGAATGTGACACCCGTGGACATTGGGGGCATCAATCCCCGATGCGAAAACCACGCCGTATTCGTCGTTGTGGTGGATGTCTGATCCAGTGACGGTTGCGTTATCGACAAGCAGGTTGACGCCAGAGCGGCCGTTGTACGAGAACTCTCCGCCCTCAATGCGGAGATTTGTGGCATAGGGTGACGTTGTGACCCCGTGACCAGCCACACGAAGCGCGGCGCAGTTCGTCAGGGTTACATCGGGGCAGCGCAATTGGAACCCACTCGCTCCTCCGCCCTCCGCAACAACATTGTCGAAACGCACCCGTATGCCTGACTCGTGTGTGTCCCAATGGGCATTGGGGGGATCATCTGTGCGATCCGCCGTCTGAATCGAGCGGCTATCCGCAATCGTGCAATCTCGTGGACCGCCGAAATAGGTAGGACCGGACATAGTGCGGGCAAGTGTCGTGATCGCGTGCCTCGTGTTCCGCGCGAGGTAGTCCGACACCACGACATGCGCACTCGCGCCAGCAAGCGCCACGCCATAGCCCAGATAGGGCTTGTCTGTTTGCGACAACCATCCGGGCTCGATGCGGTCAATCGTCAACCCGCGGACGTGGCTATCCACGGTGTCCCATAGCAACACTCCACCGCCCGCGTCGCGCAGCGTGACATCAATCACACGGATGTCGTCGCACAGTTCAAGTTGCAGCGCGTAGCCGTAATGCGTCGATGGGTCATCGGACGTGATAAGGATGTCGCGGATCGTGATGCCGGTTTTCGGCGTGACCTTGGCGAATGTCGCGGAATCAGCGGTCAAGAAGTCCCAATCCAGGACACCCTCGATGGTCACATTGTCCCCGGAAACCGCCAGCACCCGACGAATATCGAGCGCTTTTGCTGGCGACGACGGAGCGTCAGCGGGCCACACCTCCGCGTCGGATTTCAGCTCAATCAGGTCGCCCGCCGCGAACGAGGAACCATGCCCGGTCGGAAGAGCGATCGTTCCGCTTCCTGCTGTTGCATTGGTTGTCAACGACGTTCGTGTGCCGACGCTTCCGGTCGCGCTGATCGTGCCTACGCCGCTCGCATGGGTCGCCGCCACCGTGCGGATCATCTCCGTAGCCGACCCGCCTCCGCGAATAGTCACCGTTGACGTGGCTGCAATAGGCGTTGCGTATGCCTCGCTGCGGCTGGGAAGTACAACCTCGCCGCGTCCGTTGTGTGATGCGGTAATTGCGTTAATAGCCCGGTTGACGGCGAGCGCGTAGTCTGATCCGTCGGCGCTTTGGTAGTAATCCAGCGCCTTGAGATACGGGAGACGGAGCAACGGCGTAATGCGTGGCATAGCCTAGTCCGCCAAAATCCAGTAAACGGTGTTCAGTGCCGACAATGCCGATAACGCCACCGACGCGGGAAGTGGATGTGAGGATGACTTCTGCATCCAGCGACTCCGAATGCCGCCGATTGCGACGTTACTCGTCAACCTGTTGAAGCTCGCCGTTGCGTTGTCTATGGACAAGGCGAAGTAATACGATACTCCAGGAACGAGGTGAACGCTTGATCCGAGCGCGACTGTTTGTGTTGCCCCGCCGGACCCAACAACCGTAAACGCGCCCGTGGTTGCGAGTCTTGTCAGGGTCGTCCCATCCGATTGGTAAATCGCGAGCACCGCCTCGCCGCTGGCAGTACCGACACTGATGGTCATCTGTGTGACGGTGATCGGCCTTCGCACGCTAACACGGAACCAATACCCGTAGTTTGCAATGCCGGTCGCTCCACTCATCCCCCCAGGCTCACACGTCTCCACCCAGGGGAACTGCTCACTACCTACCGGACTTACAAGACCCGTAGGCGTGCTCATCGCTCCACCCCCGCCGCGCGAATCGTGACCGTGTTGCCGCTCGTGCCCGGAGAGATCGCCTCCACCACAAACGTGAACTCGACGTTCTCGCCAACGTCCCAATCGCGCGATTCGTCGCCGGACGCGGGCGCAAGCGGGTACCCGGATTCGTTCGTGCTGATGCCCCGATACCAGGCGGTCCCGCCCGGCTCACGGGTGTAGAGCCGCACGTTCACGGCGGTGACGCTGCCGTCGTAGTCGAAGAAGGTGCGGACGCGGCCGCCGCTCGCCGGGCTCTTGAATCCGTCTGTCTCGGTGGTTGGGGCGCTGCCCGACTGGTGCGTCGCGGCAACAACGGCGACGGCTTCTCTGGCGCTGATGATCGTGACCGCCATGATCTACTCCTCCCCGGTCAGTACCGGTGCTATGCTTAGCGAACCGTTGGGATGCTCGGACCTGACATGGAGTTCTGCATCCTCCAACGGAGCAATAAGTCCATTACGATCGGCGCAGCTCAGTCCGTCCTCGGCGCCGTAGTCGTCGTTGTGGTCCGGGTTGTCGAAGCACTGGATCCGATCGACGACGCCGCTCTCGCGATACCCGGCGGCCGAGGCGTAGCCGAAGCTCGCCATGCTCTCGGTCCGGGCGATTGTCTGCGCGCGGCTGCCCGTCCAGCCGTTGAAGGTCTGCTCGAGTTCCGCGGCGATCTCGTCTGTCGTCTTGCCCTCCTGTCCGGCCCGGGTGATCACGTCCTGGATGACCGAACGCGTCTCGTCGGTCACCTCGGTGACGCGCTGGGCGAGGAGTTCCCGCGCCTGGTCAAGGTTCGGGTTGGCGAGATCGAAGTCGAGGTCGACGCCGAGCTGCTCGTTGATCGCGCCGTACGCGGTGTCCCCGGCGAGCTGGTACAGCTTCGTGAGAATGCGGTCGAGCTCGGCCTCCTCGGCCGCCCAATCGATCGCCGCGTCGTAGCGATCCGACGGCCCGGTCGTGGAGAGCCCCTGCCGGAGCTTCGGCACGAGCCGCTGCCCTTGCGCCCGGAAGAACGCGCGGATACTCGGCTCTCGCGTATTCGCCACTTTTCGGATCAGTTTTCGCGTGTTGACCGCCTCCGCGTCCCGGCCCGCGTAGCCGCGGCCGCGTGTGGTTGCCGAGAGCGCCTTCAGCTGCGGTGGCGGTTCCTGAGCGGGCGGCGGAGTCGCCGCGGGTTCCGGCTCCGGGATCGGCTGATCGACCGGCACAATCTCGACGGTGAAGCTCCGGCTGTAGAAATCGTCCGTCTTCGGCACGGGAATGCCGAGCTCCCGCAGCGCCATGTGCTGGCTGAGAATGCCGGCGCCAAACGCCTGGATCACCCAGGGTGCTTTCGCGTTCCGATCGTCCTGCAGCGCTTCGATGTCGCTCGTGTCGAACTCGAGCGCAAGCCGTTCGCTGCCGGGGAACTCGGCAAGCAGGTCGAGCGACAGGACGCCGTCGAAGCGGGTCCAGAGCGGGATGATCGTCTGCCGGTAGAGCTTCGCCTCGTCGACCTCGGCGTTCGCGCGGCTGTCGCTGTGCTGGAGGCCGACGCGGATCTGCGCGACGCTCGCGGGGATGCCGAACGCCTGGACGATCGCGAGCTCGGAGAGATCGTGCAAATCGACGTAGGCCAGCTCGTTCATGTCGAAGCCGAGCCGGACGATCTCCTTGATCGCCTGCATGTACGCCGGCCGGGTCGCATTCGCGAGTCCGCCGCGGCGAGCGACGAACGCGTCGAGCAGCGCCTCGATCTCGGTCTGCGTGAGTTTCTTCGCCTCGGGGTCGGGCACCAGGCCGTACATCGGCACGGCGCCGGTTTCCATCATGCGCTTGAGGAAGTCGCGCATCTCGTTGGAGATCGCGATCTCACGCAAGCACGCCTCGAGCGGTCCCATGCCGTAGGCCGATCCGTCCGGGGTGTCGGCCCAGGTGAAGACGAGCACCTCTTCCGCCGGTAACTCGAAAGGCGTCGGGATGCGTGGGACGCGGTACTCCCAATCGTGCCGGCCGTCCCGTCGCTTCTTCGCCTTGAGCCAGGCGGACTGGAGCGGCCAGAGACCGATCACGTTGCCGAGCCGGTCGCGTTCCTTCTCGACGACGCAGAAGCCGGCCATCGCCGTCCGGATGCCGATCGCCGACCAGAACGCGGCTTCGTCCATGAGCGGGTTGGGCCGCTTCATCAGGACGCGCATCGGGTGACCGTCGACGTGCTCGCCGTCCTTGGCTTCGTCGACGACACGGACCTTCGCGGTGCCCAGCGCGTGGGCGATGATGTTGGCGCAGCGATAGACAAGCGCCAGGCGGTTGTACCCGATGTTGGCGGCGCGCTCCGGATCCCACTTGGGCCACGTTGGTTTGGTCTGGCCGATTGGCGGCATGGCCTGGGCGGCGAGGGCGAACGCCTCGACCGGACCGACCGCGTCGAGCGTGGTTGGCGCGGACGCGTGCGCCAACGGAGCGGGAACCACCGGCTCGTAGCGGACAATGGAGCGGATGCCGTCGAAAATGCCCATCAGTGCAGCGCCACCTCCGGCCGGGGATGCGTCAGTGCGTGCCAACTCCAGAAGGCCGCGTCGACCAGGTCGAAGGGTTTGCGCAGCAGGTACCGTCGGAGCCCCTTCTCGAGCGGATCGTGGGTGCCAATCACGTGGATGATCTCGCCACGTTCGTAGGCCGAGAGCATCTGGTTGGCCCGGTGCGCTTTCGGTCCCACCGAGCCCGCCTTCGCCTGCTGAAACTCGAGCATCGGTTCGTCTTCGGGGATCAGCCCTTCCTCGACGAGCTTGCGCCAGGCCAGCTCGTACGTGCTCTCCCACGTGTCGCCGCCCTGATCGGTCTCGACGCCCACACAGGACGCCTTGAGCTCGCGGGCCTTGAGGATCGCGCGCCACAGCACCTCCGCCGGCGAAGTGCGGTGCTCCCAGGAGAAGAGCCGGTAGAGCAGGCCGTCCACACCGAGGCCGTCGGCCTGGATGCCATGGGCGTCGCTCTGGTCGGTGTCGGTGACGGCGGGATCCACCCAGACCTGTACGTCCTCGAGCACGGGCACCTCGTCCCAGCGGCAGTGCCGGAAGACCACATGTCCGAAGATGCCGCCCTTCATCACCGCGACGTCGTGCTGCTTCTCGGCAAGGAACGCCGTCTGCCCCATGTCGTCGAGGTCCGTCTGCAGGTCGGTGAGCGACTTCGCGGGCCAGGTGCTTTCGCCGGCGGTGATGACCGCCTTCTCCTTGCCGTCGACCGCTCGCTGCTCGATCACGAGGCCTTCGATCGCCGGGTGCGGTCCGGAGACGATCCGATCGGCGAGGAAGTCGGCGCGGCCGTCCGCCAAGCGGGCGACGATGCCGTCTTCGTGGATGAGGTTCTGGGCAACGAGCACCGCGGCGTGCGCGGCGCGGGCGGGCAGCAGGCTCTTGGTCAGGGTGGCGATCTTCTTTGTGACGGTGCCCGGTGAGTCGAGCAGTTCGTCGACGTCGTCGACGATGATCAGGTCCGGGCGGTCTTCGTCCACCTTGGCGCCGCGGGCGGCGGTGTCGAGGCCGATCGCATCCAGCGTGAAGCCGTCCGAGGTGCGTAGACGGTTGCGGCGCCAGCCGTCGCTGTTCCCGTACTTGCCGAGCTTGCGCTTGCTGGTGGCTGGGAAGTGACGGGCAAACGCCGGCGACTCGAGCATGCCGGCGACGTTCTTGACGTGGGTGTCGGCCTGGTCCTGGGTGGCGCAGACATAGAGGGCGTACCGGCGTTTGCCCCGGGCGGCGAGCATCGCGGCCGCGACCTCGGTGCTGGTGCTCTTCGCGAAGCCGCGCGGCCAGATGGCGACGAACGGGCGAGCGGGCGTGCCGGCCTCGATCGACCAGACCCACTGCCAGAATGCGACGTGATACGAGGCATACGGAGGCCAGAGGTAGCCGGGGAAGACGGCGGCGATCCAGCCGGCCCAATCGTCGGGCGGCGGCGTGGTCGCCTGCTGACGCCGGCGGATGCGGACGGCGGCAAGGGCGAGGTCTGCGTCGGTTATCCTTACGGCTGCGGCGACCATGCGTCCCATGCCCCCGCGGCGATCGCTTCAGCTTCCTGGATCAGGTCATCCGCCGGGATGCCCAGCTCGTCGGCGAGCTGCTCGGCCTTCTTGCGGATCTGAAGGTTGACGTCAACACGGTCGCCGTATTGATGGCGTCTCCGCCCCTTGAGCAGGAAGATCATCGCCGTCGTGTCGCCGCTCTTCGTGCGATCGATCAGCTTGTCTTCGACGGCATCGAATCCTTCGTCTTGGGCGGCGAGGCACGCGGCATTGAACGCGGGGTCTTCGTTCCGCCACGCCTTGAGAGTCGATCGGGCGATCCGCGCCTTGCGCGCGGCATGGCTGAAGGTGGGCCACTCCCGGAGGGCATCCAAGATCACCTGGTCTTTTTCAGGTGTCCGCTTTGGAGTGTTTGCCATCCGAAACCCAAACCCTTAGGCCGTGTTGAGCCTCGCGAACTCGCCGTGATACCGGCGCGCAGCGTCGTCCCGAACTCGCTTGGCCTCTTCCATCTCGGAAAAATGGCCTAGCGAGACTTTCTTGCCATTCACTCGCAGCTGCACAGCCCACTTGTTGCGGTGCCGATGCCAATAGACGCCGGTTACACCGCTCGTGTTGTTGCGATGCTGAGCGCGGTTCTGCATGTTCTCTGCGTGCGTACAAACGCGAAGGTTCTCTCTCCGGTTGTCTAGGCCGTCGCCGTTCCGGTGATCAACCTCCAATCCGTCTTGGCATTGCATCAAGAGCCGGTGCATAAGCACGCTCCCTGTTGCGCTGTTGGAAATCGCATAGATGCGCTCGCCCTGGTGGAAAATCAGATTCCACCGAAGGGCAGACACCATCGCCGCGTCTTCGTCGTCAACGATCGCAACCCGGCCCGGGTACTTCCGTGAGTGCAGAGGAATTTCGACTGCCAATCTCACCCGCCTTAAATGTCGAAAGCCGTCGCGGTCCAGGGTGACCCGGACACACGACGGCCTAACCGTCCAACTAATTGGGTGAGAGCATAACATGCGGCTTGGACTCTTTGATCACACGTCCGTTCCGCCAGGTCCGCACCGCTCCACAGTGACAGGTGACAATGACGCAGTCAGACCGCCACTCGACCCGGGTTGGGGCGTCGGTGAGGTTCAGCACGTCGATCTGGTCGCGGTCGCGGCCGATGGTGCCGAGGACCGACCGGCAGGCGAGGCAGGACCACGGCCGGGCCAAGCGTCAGTGCTCCGACGTGTCAGGTTTCGCGGCATTCTGTTGCATCCTGCCCCCCTACTCCGGATCCAGATCGCCGGGATGCAGCCCCTGCATCGTGACGAGCGCTTCCGGCGTGAGGTGCTTCAGCGCCCGGCAAGAGCGCACGCGTTCCCACCGCTCCCGGTCGATCACGACGTGCGTCTCGCGGATCGCGGCCAGGACGGCGGCGGGTTGCTTGCCCGGCGTGTTGAGGGCGATCGCACGAAAAACGACGGCTTCGAGGTCTCTGCTGGTCTCACTCATCGGTGCTCCTTTCGGCTGCCTCGATCTCCCGCCACTTGGCGAGCGTCTCAGCCTTCTCCTCCGCGCTGCCATAGCGGAGGAACGACAGGTACTCCTCGACCGTGCCCCGGAACTGGCCGCTCTCGACCATCCAGCGGGCGTGCCTGATGAAGTGATCGGACCTTGTCACATCGCACCCCCAAACATGCTGAGCTGACGCTTGACCATCTGGAGATCGGCGGGGACGGCCTCCCACGATTCGAGCTGCGCGATCAGGTCACTGCACTGGCGGATGTCGAGCTCGGCGAACGGCACCAGCCAGCGGCGACGGCAGTGGTAGTTCAGCATCGCGGTCGGCAACCGCAGCTTGTCACAGAGCACAGTGACGTAGGCGCGCCTACGTCACTGTGCGCGGTCATGGTTTCGCGGTCTTCCGCTTTGTCGGCAGGAACTCAATGATGTGCAGCCCGTTCTTATCCAGCAGCGGCTTTACCGGGTGGTAGGTGCCTCTATCCTCGATCTCAAGCGTTGACTCGTGCGTTCGCTCCTGTTGGACCTCGTACGCGATCCAAAGCAGATCACCCGGTTTGAACGCCGGTACGTCTCTGGTACTCACGCCGCCACCAACCCTTCCGGCGCGTCCCACGTCCAGATGCCCAGCTCGCCGCGCGCCGGGATCGGCTCCGGCAGCCGCTGCACGTCGCGCAACAGCCAGCCGTACCGGCCCGGCGTGAAGTCGCCGAACCGGAGCTCCCGCGCGCCGGCGCCAAATTGCGCGA